GAAGAAGATCAAGATCGCCGACAAGAAGGGTGCGCTTGATTCGATTGCGCGTCACCTGGGCATGTTCGTGGACAAGCAGGAAGTAACTGCGACGGTGACGACAAAAGAACTGCCGTCTAGCGTGGATGAGTTTATTTAATGCCACTGAGCGTCGAACAAAAGGCATTCGCAACATCGCGCGAGCCGTTCCCTGCATTTGTCGGAGGATTTGGTAGCGGCAAGACGGCGGCGGCAATTGCGCGCGCTATGGCATTGAAGGCGCACTTTAAGACGTGCGACGTAGCTTATTATTTGCCAACATTCCCGCTGGTTGAAGATATCGCAATGCGGCGGTTTCCAGAATTGTGCGAGCGCAAAGGATGGGCCTACAAGAAGCGCGGCGGAACCTCGCCGCATATTGAATTTCCGGGCGCAGGACGGATACTGTTCCGATCCATGTCGAACCCAGACGCCATTGTTGGTTATGAGGTGGCGCACAGCATCTGTGATGAGTTGGATACTTTGCCGATTGAGCACGCTCGGATGGCGTGGAACAAGATTATTGCCAGAAACCGGCAAAAGTGCGGCATGGGCAATACGGTGGGGGTAGCAACCACTCCGGAGGGCTTTCGATTTGTGCATGAGCGATGGGTCAGAAAGCCGGCTCCTGGCTATGTGTTGTTTCGCGCAAAGACGATGGACAACGCGGCGAACCTGCCCGATGGCTACATTGAGAATTTGCGCAACAGCTACCCGACCGCGCTGCTGGCCGCCTACCTTGATGGGGAATTCGTCAACCTGACATCTGGCAGCGTCTATCCCGAGTTCGACCGGGCGCTAAATGCAACCAGCGAAACCGTGAAAGACAAGGAACCGTTGCACTGCGGGATGGATTTCAACGTGGGTCGGATGGCTTGTGTTGTCCATGTCCTACGCGGCGACGATCCCCATGCGGTAGCAGAGATTACCGATGCGCTCGATACGCCAGCCATGATCACATTAATAAAACGTGATTACGCAGGGCACCCAATCATGATTTACCCGGATGCGTCTGGACAGAATCGGAAAAGCAACAACGCCAGCGAGTCGGACCTGTCGCTACTGAGGGCCGCAGGGTTCCGCGTGTGCGTGAATCCATCGAATCCAAGGGTAAAAGACCGCGTATTAAGCGCCAATGCCATGATCCATAAGGAGGGTATAAGGCGCTACCGAGTCAATCCTGAACGCTGCCCGCGGTTGGTCGAGTCACTGGAAAAGCAGGCATACGACAAAAATGGCGAGCCGGATAAATCTGGCGGGTTGGATCATGTGATTGACGCGGCTACTTATATGCTGGTGTATCGCTATCCAATCGTCAAACGCACCACAACCATCCATACCCTGAATATCTGACCATTTAAACGCATCACCCAAGCCAGCCTAAACCGCTGGCTTTTTTACGACCGCAAGGAACGCATGTCAATCAAAGTCAACGAATTGTCCGCAGAAGCCCAGGCAATGCGCCCGAAATGGGCTATTGTCGAAGCGCTGATGGGCGGGACGTGGGCGATGCGTGCGGCGCGTGAGCAGTACTTGCAGCGCTGGCCGCAAGAGGATCAGGCTAGTTACGACTACCGCTTGCAGACCTCGACGCTGTTCAATGCGTTCGGGCGCACCGTGGAAAACATGGCAAGCAAGCCATTCAGCGAGCCGTTGCGCTGGTCTGGAATCAACCCGACGGTAGAGGCATGGTTCGACAATCTCGACCTGTGCGGCAATAATATTGACGTGTTCGCGCATGAGGTATTCAGGGCCGGGCTGAGTTACGGCTTGACGCATGCACTGATCGAGTATCCAAAGACAACCGCGCCCGATGGCACGCCGCTGGCGCCGACCCTGGCCGATGAACGCAACATGGGCGCACGACCTTACGTGGTGCATGTCAAGCCGACTGCGGTATTGGGCTGGATCAGCGACAAGGTAGCCGGCGCGGAAGTGTTGACGCAAGTTCGTATTCTGGAAAGCGTGAGCGTGCCGGATGGCGAGTTCGGCACCAAGAATATCGAGCAGGTTCGGCTATTGACGCCTGGCGCCTGGCAGGTCTACCGCGAAAACGAGCGCAAGGAATGGGCGCTGTTTGACGAGGGCATGACTTCGCTCGGATACATACCGCTGATGACGTTCTATACCAGGCGCACCGGATTTATGCGGGCGACACCACCACTGGGCGATCTGGCGGATCTGAATGTGCAGCATTGGAATTCAAGTAGTGATCAATTTTCAGTGCTGCATGTGGCGCGGGTGCCGATCCTGGCGATAACCGGCGTGGACGACACCACAAAGATAGTGGTGGGCGCGAAAGCCGCATTGATGCTGCCATTGGGCGCAACCGCCGCATACATTGAACATTCCGGCGCCGCGATTGCAGCGGGCCGCGTATCGCTGCAGGATCTCGAGGAGCAGATGCGCACGATGGGCGCCGAACTTCTGGTAACGAAGCCCGGTGACATGACCGCAACTCAGTCCAGCATTGATACCGCGCAAGCGCAGTGCCAGCTGGGGCAGATGGCAAATGCGCTGGAGGATACACTGGACGGCATAATTGACACGATGTCCGCATTTGTCGGGTTGGCCGATCAGGGCAACATTGACGTGTTCGACGACTTCGCCGCGGCTCCGATTACCGGCGCTGCGGTGCAGCCGTTCGTGGCCGCTCTGGTGACATTGGTCACAAGTGATCTGTTGTCACGCGAAAGCGCGTACGAAGAGTTGCAACGGTACGGTGTTTTGAATGGCGATAAACCGTGGGAAGCGGAAGCCGAGAAGATCAGTGCCGCCGCACCAGTGCTGATGGGCGCGCCGCTGCCGTTAGGTAAGCCTGCTACGGCAGGGGCTGAGTAATGGGCGCGCTAGATGCCGCACTGGCGGCAATTCTGATCGCGCATTCCGTTGATATCGCACGTCTCGATGCGAACGAAAAGGCGAAAGTGCTTGATCTGCTGAAGCGACTTGAGAGCGATCTAACGAAACTGCTGTCGGTGCAAGTGCTTTCCGAGATGGGCAAGCAAAGCACCAATGCCGTGCTGCGCGAAGTAACGGCGCTGATTCAGGGCGCGTACACCGAGGCGGCTATCACGACGCAGGAAACGCTTGCAGGATTGGCCGAAGTGCAATCGACCGCAACCGTGCAGGCGCTGGAATCCGTGCTAAACATCACTATCGGGCCTGGCAGCAAGCCGACCGCAGGCTATCTGGAAAAGCTGGCATCGAATGTACTGATAGAAGGCGCTCCGTCCGCGCAGTGGTGGAGCAAACAAGCTGGCGATACGGCTTTCCGCTTCAGCCAAGCAGTGCGCACAGGACTTGCTGCTGGCGAAACGAATCAGCAGATCATTGCCCGCGTGGCCGGCACCAAGGATGTTCCCGGCGTGATGGATATCGCGCGCAAGAATGCGGCAGCACTTGTCCAAACCTCCGTGCAAACTGTCGCAAACGAGGCCCGACTTGCCACTTTCCGCAAGAATGCCGACATCACCAATGGAGTTCGATATTTGGCAACTTTGGACAGCCATACCTGTTCGGCTTGCGGTGTACGCGATGGGCTTACGTGGGACTTGGACGGTAAGCCACTGGAAGGCAATGACTTGCCATTTGCAGCACCTCCGATCCATTTTAATTGCCGCTGCACAACAATAGCCGTACTCAAGCCCATGTCGGAAATATCCGGCGGCACACTGCCAGACCTGCCGAACAACGGCATGCGCGCATCGACGGACGGACCAGTAAAAGCAACGGTAAATTTTTCCGACTGGTTCGCCGGACGTACCGAATCCCAGCAAGCAGAACAGTTCGGCGCTGGAAAAGCGGCCATGTACCGCGCTGGCAAAATTTCATTACGCGACATGCTCGACCAAAAAGGCAACACCCTCACTCTGGATGCGCTGCGTAAGCGACACGAATAAGCAACACAGAATCAGTTTCACAAGCCGCTAGTCGTGATGACTCAGCGGCTTTTTTTATGGCGCGACGCCAAACACAATACCGGGAAGGTACATCATCATGGCACTTGAAATCAACATCGACACACTCGAATCCGTAGCAGAACCGCTGCGCGCTCTGTATGTTCCCAATGGCGACAAGTTCAAACTTGATACCAGTGGAATGGAAGATACTTCCGGCCTGAAATCGGCGCTGGAAAAAGAGCGCAGCACCGCACGCGAACTGGACAAGCAATCGAAGCAATGGAAGGCTTTAGGCAAGACGCCCGAGGAATTCGCTGCCATGATCGCCGCCCAGGACAAGGCTGAGACCGACCGTCTGGCGCAAGCCGGCGAATGGGACAAGCTGCGCGCCCAGCAAAACGACTTGCACGCAAAAGCACTTTTGCAGATGACTGAGACAGTCGCCGCCAAGGATCGCGCAATCAGCAAGAACGTGGTCGATGCGCAAGCGCTGGCCGCAATCGCATCAGCAGACGGCAATACCAAGCTGCTGATGCCGTTCGTGCGTGGCGCATTGAAGGCGGTTGAAGTCGATGGGGATTACGCGGTGCGGGTACTGAACGACAAGGGCGAACCGCGCGTCAATGCCAAGGGCGATTTCCTTTCCATCAACGATCTGGTTTCCGAGATGAAAGCCGACGTGCAGTACGGGCCGCTGTTCAAATCCAGCGGCGCAAACGGTGGCGGGATGTCACAATCAGGCGCTGGCGCAGGGCTGAAAACTATTGCATCGTCTGACAAGGCGGCAATTGGGGCCAACCTGGAAGCCATCGCCAAAGGCACCATCAAAGTAATTTGAATAACAACGCGAGAAAAGGTACGGCTGCCATTTGGTGGCCTTTTTTTCGTCCAAACACATTGAAAAGGTCATCAAATGTCTAATGTTTTAACCGCAGTAGCAAACCCACTCCTGGCGCAAGGTCTTGTTGCGCTGCGCTCCATGAACGTCATGCCGCGCCTGGTCAATTCCGACTATCAGGGCGCAGCGCAAGAAAAGAACTCGGTCATCAACGTGCCGATTCCATCCGCCGTAACCGCGCTGCAAGTGTCCCCAGGCGCTACACCTCCGGCCAATAACGATACGTCACCTACCAGCGTGCCGATCACGCTGGATCAGTGGTATGAAGCGCCGTTCTACATCACCGATCAGGAAGCCATGAACGTGATGAATGGCTACGTGCCGATGCAGGCCACGGAAGCTGTCAAGGCCATCGCCAACAACGTCAACGCCTACATTCTGGGCAAGTACAAGGGTTTTTACGGTTTCGCCGGCACCGCTGGCACTACGCCTTTCGCCTCGGACACGACCGCGGCATCCAATGCGCGCAAGGCGTTGAACAAGCAATTGGCACCTACCGGCGACCGCCGCATCGTGCTGGACATGGATGCTGAGGGCAATGCCATCATTTTGCCGATGTTCAGTCAGATGCAAATGGCCGGCAACACGCAGACCTTGGTGGAAGGCACCATTGGCCGTAAGGTGGGTTTTGACTGGTATTCCGATCAGCAGATTCCTACCCACACTGCAGGAACGATCACGACTGGCCTGATCAACAAGGCCGGCACAGCGATTGCGGTGGGTGCAAAGACTTGTACCGGCACCACGGCAGCAACTACCGGCGCTTGCGCGTTGGTTGTGGGCGACGTGATTCTGTTTGCGGGCGATCCACAGACCTACGTGCTGACTGCTGTCGCAACACAAGCCGCCGCAGCGACAGACGTGGCTATCGCGTTCTATCCCGGCAAAGTCGTTGCCGCGACAGGATCGGAAGCGATCACCGTCAAGGCTTCGCATGTGGTCAACCTGGCATTTCACCGCGACGCCATCGCTTTCGCTACCCGTCCGCTGCAAGAGGTCAATCACCCCGCCGTGATCAGCGTGTCACAAGTCGATCCAGTATCCGGTCTGGCCCTGCGTCTGGAAATCAGCCGCCAGCACAAACAGACCCGCTACAGCTTCGACATCCTGTACGGCGGCGCTGTCATTCGCCCGGAATTAGGATGCCGCCTCGCCGGTTAACGGCTGACTGAACGGGAGGGCTTCGGCCCTTCCTTTTCCGACTAAAAAAGGTCAATAAAATGGTTATGGAAACTGTGAAAGTGAAGGATACCGGCTACGCAGACGGGTTCCGAATCGTCAATAAGGACAGTGTGCAGCCCGGCGACGTGGTCATCAATGCCTCCGAAGGATTGTCTGTCGGCGGACTGCGCGAAGCCATTACCGCCAAAGGCATTGACATCCCAGACGATGCCAAGAAGGCCGATTTGAAATCGCTGCTGGATAGCGCGGCTTAATCATGGCATTACTTGTCGAAGCCGGCACCGGAGATGCTGCGAGTGAATCGTTCGCGTCCGTGGCGCAGGCTGATCTGTATCACTCAAATCGTGCCAATTCCGCCTGGGCGCTACTGGATACGCCGACCAAAGAGGCATCGCTGCGCAAGGCGACCGATTATCTCGGATCGTTCTACCGTCCGAAGTGGAAAGGTCGCCGCGTCAAACCGACTCAGGCACTGGACTGGCCGCGTGTGGGTGTGGTACTGGACGACTTCAATGATTCGGTCGCCCTATCAGGGCTGGGCTACTACGGCGTGATCGTGGTTCCGTTTGATAGCGTTCCGGTGCATGTGGTGAGCGCGACGTGCATCATGGCGTTAAAGGCATCGACGATGGAACTTGCGCCAGATTTGGACCGCGAGACGCTCAGTGAAGGCGTGGGCGGTGTCAGTACGACTTACCGCGCTGGTACGCCGCAGTATCTGCGGTTTAGGGAAATATCACTCCTATTGCAGCCCTACATGATGAACGAAGGCGCTACTTTGGTTAGGGCATGACCATGACAGCACATCCAGAGCCATTGATTGCGACCATGGAACGCGATGCGCAGGAGTTGCGCGTCTGTTCGGGGCTCAAGGTAACCATAGCGCAAGCTCGAGATCGCGTTTGTGATTCCTGCGGGTGGGTCAACTGGGCGCATATGTTGCGCTGCAAATCAGCAAGGGGCGTCAATTGACCGTCATCGCCTTCGACGGCAAAACACTGGCCGCCGACAAGCAATGCACGGCTGCCGGTCACGCATCAACCGTCACAAAAATATTCAAAGTTCCTGGCGGCATGGTTGGTTTCATGGGAAACGGCGGCCATGCCGCTGCATTGCTCAATTGGTTCCGCGATGGCCGCGATCCTGACAAGTGGCCGAAAAAAGACGGCGACGATTCAGCGGGCGTCATATTCATTAGCGATGACGGGAAATTGTACGGCTATTCTGGCGACGATGGGCCGCACGCCATAGAGTACGAGGATGCATTTACCGCATGGGGCGCAGGAAGGGACTACGCGCTGGCCGCCATGTATCTAGGGAAGAATGCACGTGAGGCCGTAGAGGTGGCCTGTGCACTCGATACCACGTGCGGCATGGGCATCGACACATTGGAGTTGGTATGACATTCGATGCCAACATGGCCGCGCTGGCCCTGAAGCTGATCACCAAGCGGGGTAAGACCTTGGTCTTTTCTCGGATTGTGCAATTGCCCTACGATCCTTCTACCGGAACCGCCAGCACGACCACGACCACCACCACCATCAAGGCGCTGGTGCAGGATTACAGCCGCGCCTCGGACGGATTGGCATTCCTGGGCGGCCTGGTGCTGGAAGGCGACAAGCGCGTGACCATTGCCGCATCGTCGCTGACAGCGCAGCCGCTACCTGGCGACCGGGTGGCATTCGACACTTTCACCATGAGCGTGCAAAGCGTCAAGGTCACGTTTGCCGGGGAATTGCCGGTAACTTATGAGTGCCGGGTTCGCACCTGATGGCAAACAACTCGTTTTCGCTTGATCTGCGCGCCTTCGTTGATAAGGCCAAGGGCAATCTGGACAAGGTTGTGCGCGGCGCCGTGCTGGACGTTGCGGCGCGCATTGTGCAGCGCAGCCCTGTTGGTGACGCATCGCTATGGAAAGACCCACCGCCAAAAGGCTATGTTGGGGGCAGGTTTAGGGCCAACTTTGACGCGGCACTTGGCGCTTCGCCATCCAATATATATCCCGATATTGATCCAACCGGCCAAGTTTCGCTAGACAGAATCGCGGCAGTCATCCCAGACAAAGCAGGCGGCAATGTATTTTACATAGCCAACAATCTGCCCTATGCAGTTCGCTTGGAGGACGGATGGAGCACCCAGGCGCCCGCTGGCATGATCGGATTGGTTGTGACTGAGTGGAAAACCATAGTTGATGATGCTGTTGGCAAAGTAAAAGAAGGATCAAGCTAATGTCAGTCGTAAAAATAAGGGCCGCGCTTGAATCCGCGCTGGCAGGCATGACGCCAGCTTTGGCAACATCCTACGAGAATGCGGCTTTCGTGCCAGTGGCTGGAACTCCATATCAGAAGCCATTTTTACTCACGGCAACCCCGGATAATTCCACGATGGGAGATGGCTATTACCGCGAAAGAGGGCTATTTCAAGTCAGTTTGCTGTATCCCATTCAAGCCGGATCAGCGGCAGCGGCAGCGCAAGCGGTGCTGATCCAGTCGCTGTTCAAGCGCGGCTCCACATTTTCCAATGGCGGCATCAAGGTGCTGATTACCAGTACGCCGGGCATTTCAGCCGGGCAGATAGACGGCGACCGCTGGAGTCTCCCGATTAAAATTTCCTGGCAATCTGAGATTTTCTCCTGACCAGCAAACCAACAACACAAGGCACCTTTCGAGGTGCTTTTTTTTCGTCCGCATTTTTAACCCGCCCGCAATGCGGGTTTTTTTAAGGAAATACAATGTCAGTCGCAACCGGAATCGCAAAAATCACGGTGGTAAAAAGCCAAACTGGCCTCGGCGTACCCGCAGCAGGCGCTGGCGGCCAGGCATTGCGCCGCGTTACATCCATCGCCAAAGAAACGCGCGCCACCTACGAAAATAACGAAATCGTCGCGCACCAGCAGTCCACCGGCGTCAACCTTGGCACCGCATCGACGGATTGGGCCTTCGACGGCTTGCTGTCACCCGGCACCTATTCGACGCTGATTGCCGCGCTGGTGCGCAAGGTGTTCACGGCCACCACGCCGATTGCCGCCGCATCCCTCACCATTGCCGGCGCAGCGCCATCCTTCACCGTTACCCGCGGCGCCGGTTCCTACCTGGGCGATGGCGTGAAAATTGGCGACGTGGTGCGCATCACGGCCGGCACTTATGTCAATCCAGTGAACCGCGATAATAATTTGCTTGTCACCGGCGTTGCCGCCCTGGTACTGAACGTCATGACGGCGAACGGCACGGTACTGATTGCCGAAGGTCCGATTGCGACTTCGACTCTGACCGTCATCGGCAAGAAGGCGCTGGTTCCGATGTCGGGTCATACCGATACCCTGTTCACGCTGGAAGAGTGGTATTCCGATCTCGGCAAGTCTGAACTATTCCCGGATATGCGCATCGGCAAGGCAGACATCGCCATTCCGGCATCGGGCAACGCCACCATCAAGTTGGCATCGCAAGGTCTGGGCGTGCGCACATTGGGCGATGTGCAAGTACTGACTACGCCGACAGCGGCAACCACCGCACCAGTGCTGACCGGCGTGCGCGGCGTTTTAACCGTGAATGGCACGCAAATCCTGACCGTGACCGGCGTCAGTTTCTCGATTGACGGCCAATTGACCGCAGAAGGCCCGGTCGTCGGCTCCAATTTCAGCCCGGATATGGCGCGTGGCCGCATCAAAGTTACCGGCCAATTTACCGGGCTGTTCGACAGCACCACGCTCTCGACGCTGTACCACAACGAAACCTTGACCTCGCTGGTGGCGCTGATGACGGCGGACAACACCAACAACGCCGATTTCGTCAGTTTCAGCATGTCGGCCATCAAGTTGACATCCGACCAACCTGACGATAGTGAGAAGGCAATCATTCGGACATACGCCTTTACTGCGCAGTTGAATGCAGCAGGCGGCGCGGCGCTCGCTTCGGATCAGACAATAATTTCTTGCCAGGATTCGCTGGCGTAACGATTCAGGGCTAATCGCCCTGTGCTTTGGCCCACCTAAGACGTGGGCCTTTTTTATTCTAAAACTAAAAAGGCTTCACATGACACAAGCACAAAAAGGTTTCGACATTGCATCCCTGGCCGTTGACAGCGCACCCGTTACGTTCGATGTCCCGGTTATCGTTGATGCGGACGGCAATCCAGTTTCCGGCTTTAAGATCGTCGGGCGCAACAGCCAAGAATACCGCGCTGCCGATAGGGCCGTGCGCATCGTCAACCAGAAAGCCGCAGCCAATCGCACTAAGGCCATCGACATGAAAACCGATGCCGGCGCCGAAAAGATCGTTGAAATCGTGGACGGCCAGAATATGGCGCGCGCAGAAGCGGTTGTCGTCGGATGGTTCGGCTTCGAGAATGGCGGCGAGCCGGTTCCGTTCGACGCGCAAATCGCCCATAACGCACTGGTTAAATACCCGACATGGGTAGAGAAAATCCTGATCGCATTGGCTGAGGATAACAATTTTTTGGCAGTCTAGCAGACCAACTCGGGGCTTATGCCGAACAGCAATTAGCCCTGAGCGTGGTGCAATCGGACGGTTGCACCTTGCGCCAGCATCTGGAAGTGCTGGAGCGCTCTAGCGGCATCACGCCAGAGCAACTATATCCACTTCCGTATCCGTATGAAATCGGCTACCTGTGGGATTGGTTTAATCAAATGTGCCGCATGCGGGCCAGCAATGGCATGGGTGTCAGTCACCTATCGGTTGAGATCGTCACATGGCAGGCGCTGTCGCAGATGACGCTGACGCCGTTCGAGTTAGACGTGATCTGGCAACTCGACGCTATGTATGTGGCGCATCACAGCAAGCCGGAGGGGAAATAGATTCCCTGGTGTAATATCATTCCAATACAACAAGGGGGTGATATGGCACTTATAAATTGCAGTGAATGCGGAAGCGAGATAAACGATAAGGCGGCTTCCTGTCCGAAGTGCGGGAATCCTATGGTCGCGCAACCAAAGCTGGAAACGCAGAGCGAATCGCCATACTTACCAAACTATAAAAGCATCATCACTACCGAACAGACTTCTAAAACATACAAGTTCGGTCAACTTGTCGGCGTGTTGATGATTTGTGCTGGAGTGGTTGCATGCACCGCAGGCTCTATTGGTAAGACCGCAGGACTGATGGGAATCGGGCTTCTGGTATTTTTGGGGTCGCGCATCGGCGCTTGGTGGAATAATGGGTAATAGCATGTAACCCTGTCGCAAACAAATAAGGCCAGCCTTCGCGCTGGCTTTTTTAATTTCAGGCTCGCTTCGGCGGGCTTTTTTATTGGGCAATCATGACCGATTTTGCATCCCTTGGCATCAGCATTGATACACGCCCGGTTGTCGAGGGCGCAAAGGCGCTTGACGCCCTTGCTGACGCGAGCGTGCGGGTAGAGCAAAAGGTTCGCAATATAAACGGCCAGATGGCCGATACATCTAAATTCATGGCGGCGCAAGCCCAGGCTGCGCGCGATGCGGCTGCGGCCAATGGCGCTCTTGGAGGGGCTACCACGCAATTGTCGATGGGGCAGCAGCTATTCATCGACAAGCTGCGCGATCAGGTCGCAACGCTCGGAATGAGCCGGTCGCAACTGCTGGCATATCAGGCCGCCGAATTGGGCGTGACCGAGGAAACATCAAAGCTGATTGCGGAAATGAAGAAGTTCGAGGACGCCGCGAAAGCAGCAGCTGACGCCAGTGCACAGGCAACCAGTAGCCACATTAATCTGATAGGCGCAGTCAAGCTCCTGGCCGCGTCCTATGCCGTCATCAAGATCGCCGAATACGTCAAAGATTCCGCGTTACTCAATGCGCGATATGAAACGCTAGGGATTGTGATGACTGTCGTCGGGAAAAATGCCGGCTACACATCGGAGCAGATGAATGCCGCAGCAGAATCAATGCAAAAGACCGGCATCAGCATGATCGAGTCGCGTAAGCAAGCTGTCCGGCTGGTGCAGGCGCATATCGACCTTGCTGAATCCACCAAACTGGCGCGCATCGCCCAGGATGCAGCTGTCATCGGAAACATCAACTCAAGCGAAGCATTCGACCGGATGATTCACGGCATCCAAACCGGGCACCCGATCATCCTGCGCACGCTTGGCCTGAATGTCAACTTCGAAAAGAGCTATGAAACGATGGCGGAGCAACTTGGCAAGACGACCAATGAGCTATCCGAGAACGAGAAGATGAATGCGCGCGTGGCTGTCGTCATGCAAAAGGGCGCAGACATTGCCGGGACGTATGAGGCGGCAATGGGTACCGCAGGCAAGCAGATCCTGTCGATGCAGCGCTATACGGAAGATTTGAAAGTCACCATAGGCGAAGTGTTCAACGAAACGCTGACCGTTGCTGTCATGGCGTTCACCGATCATCTCAAGGACTCCAATCGCGAAGTAAGCGAGTTATCTAAAAGCGGACAACTAAAGGCATGGGGGGAGGAGATTACCAATGTTCTCGTCGCGGTAGCTGACAATGCAAACAACGTCTATCAAGCGTTAAAAATACTCGTCATGACGGGTGCAATGGTGGCCGCCATGGGGAATACAACTCCAATGGACTTCGCCGGTCGCAGGGCAATAATGGACAGCTACAAGAGCGACGTAGACGCGGCACTGGCAACGGATGACCGTTTTTCAAAAGCGCTGGAGCAACGCAGAGCGGCAAGAGCGGAGCAGGAGGCGGCTGCCATCAAGACTGCCGAGGACCACGGCAAGCAACTCCAGAACATCATGATCTATTACGCCAACCAACTAAAAACAGGCGTGCTTTCAGAGGTCGCATACCTGAAAACCGTAGCGGCCACCATGCAGGCATTCACTGGTGATAACCACCATTACACAGACACCGAAGGCAAGACGGTAAAAGAAAAGGCTCCCCGCGTCAACCAGGCAGAAAACACTGAGCTGGCCGATCATATCAAGCATCTGGAAGCTCTCACCGCCGCCGACAAGCAGCACTATGAAGACCTATCGAAACTGGACGATATGTATCACAAGGGCGGCGAACTGTCGGATCAGCAGTTCTACACCAACAAGCGCGCCTATGCCGACGCCATCGCAGCCGCCCAGATAGCCGGATACGACAAGGAAATTGCTACGATTAAGGCCTACCACAATGTAGCAGTTGGCGAAGCTGAAAAACACGTCAAACAGATCAATGAAATTGAGGATAAGCGCGCCGCAGCACAAGCCCGCAATGCCGCCGAGAGTTTCCGACTAGACGAAGAGGCGCGATTGCGCCAGAAAGCCATTGTCGATGCATCTGATGACGCCACGAACAAGTACATTTCTCAGCTAAATGCAGAATCGCAAAAACTTGAGGAGGCCAACGCAGGCCACGAAACATCAAAAGCGGCGGTAGAGCGCGAAACCGTGGCGCGGCTTGATCTTGCCATTGCATACCAAAATCAGTTCATGGCAATGCAATCTACCGCAGGCGCCACTCAGGCCGAATTGGATAAAGCGCCGGAAGTTTTGAAGTATTTGCAGGATTTGCGCGATGCGTCAGACCGGAATGCTAACGCGCTCGATCAGCAGAAAAGTATTGCCGACATCAAGAAGCAGGCCGATCAATACGAAAAAGCATGGGACAAATCCAATAAAGCCATCGGCGACGGCCTGTATTCGGCGATTGCCAACGGCGGCGGCTCGGCCATCAAGAAACTGATCAAGGACATGAAGGAATGGTTCGCCCGTCTGGTGCTCAGTCCGATCATCAGCCCGATTGCAGC